GTATGCCTTGGTAGAGCTAGGTGTCTTTGAGCATAAGTATGAGGCAAGAACTACTTGGAGACTAGAACAAGAAAAAGAGATTTTAAAAGACTTGGGCAAGATTCAAGTAAGACCTACTATTCGGGTCAGCAAGTTTATCACGAAGGAACTGACAGTCGTGATGTTGGAGAGTTTTACGAGGTTAAATACGCAAACGGATTGAGCCAAACTACAACTGACACTCCAAGCACAAACGGAACAGTTCATGCAAAATGGCAGAAGGTAGAAATACCTTACATCTTCGGAGCTTATCTTGAGAAAGCAATTGCGGCGGACATTCTTCTTTTAGATGAGAAGACTGATCTTGCCAGTGTACAATTCAACGAAGCGAATCGGTTGTTGGGTTGTGAGGTTAAGAAAGCAACTAACCAACAGGGCGATACGGTTCAACCAAAGTTTAGAGGATATTAATTATGAACACTGTACAATTACCACCGAGTGCTTCGGTGAAAAGCGTTGCGACGACATTGGTAGCAAATACTGCTCGGCGGCGTTTGCTTTTATCTAATGGAACTGGAGCTGCGGCTTACGTTAATTTTAGCACAGTCGCTGGAGCTTTAAACGGTTATCACCTTAAATTAGCAATAGGAGAAAACCTTGTTATTGAGGCATACACTGGTCCAGCAACGGCTGGCAGTGCGGTTGTCTTTACCGAATTTATTTAGTTATTTATGAACGCAAAACAAGCACTAAACCTAATGTTCCAAGCAGCCGGAATGGCAGCTTTAAATCGAGAAGGCCATGAGCAAGTGGCGAAAGCAGCACAAGTTCTAAATGAATTTGTGAAAGACCTACCGGACGAAGAACCAAATGCTGTTCCGGCTCCGGAAGAAAACAGTGAACTGGATAGATGACGCAAAGGTAATTATCGCATCGACAGCAGGAGTTGGAAACCTCCTGTTGAACATAGACCTTTGGCTAAAGATTTCAGTGTCACTGATGACTTTGGTTTACCTTTGTTTAAAGGTTTACCAGATACACTGTAATATTAAAAAGAATAGATGAAAGCACTACAAGGTAAGAAGACTTACACCGTCGGCATAGGTTCGATATTAGGATGTGTTGGATTATGGCTACAAAGTCCTGAGACAATGCCCCTTGCAACTATGATTCAAACGATCATAACGAGCTTGCTCGGAATGTTCATTCGTAGCGGGGTCAAGGCTGACACGGGTAACGCTGAATGATTCAAGGCATTATTGCTCTGTTTAAAGCAGTGCCTTTATTGGCAAAGCTATTTGAGCAGGCAGTCGATGCTTATCGGATTCAGAAAGCAAATGCCCGGTATGACAAAAAAGTCCGTAACATTGATGATGCTATTGATGGCATCATTGGTAGTGGGATGTCGGTCGGTGGAGTTAGACAACACCAACCGATTGATGACGGGGCAGAACGAGAAGGGATTCAAGAAGGCGGCGATGGCCAGCCCAGATTGGTGCCGGGAAGTTCTGAAGACGGTAGCGAAACTTGAACGTGAAATTGAAAAATGCCCCAACCACCAATAACAGATTCCGATTTAGGTTTTATCGGAGTAAATGGAAGAACAGACCCGGCCCTTACTAAACAAGGGCTGGTTTCTTCTGCAAAAAACCGACGATTTGTAAATGGCGTTGCCAAGACTCGCAATGGCATAAAGATTCTACCTTGGTCAAACAAGGCTTCTGGTTACTACGAGAACAAGGTTTATTCTGAAAATGATATAGTTCGTTTTTCAGGACTAAAATCAAATCACGAAAATGGTGCCGACAGTAACATTACAGTGACTACTGCAAGTGAGGCTTACAACGGAGTAACGCCTAACTATCACAGCACTTCGTCAACTGGTCCTGCTAGTAACCGTTTTGCTGGTCCTTACTTTCAAAGAACAGCATTAAACTCTGGAGCATCACCAAGTCTAGGAGAGTTACCAGTAACAGCGTACAACGCTTCAGGTCCATCAGTAACAGTTAACACTGACTACTGGACGGATAAAGGTTCTCTTGTTTTTAAATATGGTTCTGTTTTTGGAGCTGGAGTTTTTAGAACGCCGAACGGATCGGAGTGGTTAATTGTAGCTACAACAACAGGAGTATTTATTACTCACGAAAACAATTCTTCTGACGAACTTAAAGTTGACGGCAAGTCGTATGCATCAACTGCTGATTCAACTCATTACAATAAACTTATTTCAGGAACACATGATCAAGTAACTTTTGTTCAATGTTTCAACAAGCTGATTATGTTCAGGGGGGAAGACGATGAACCTTTGGAGTTGGATGAGGATTTTTCAGCCGGATTCACAGTTGTTGGAAAATTAACTAGTGAAGATCTAGATGAAAACCCTGAAGGCACCGGATTGGAAAGTATTCCGAATGCTGAAACAGGAGTTTATTTTGGTAACAGATTAATTGTTCCACACTCAAGAGATCAGGTAGCAGTTTCGGATTACCTGAATTACACGGCTTACTCTCCAACTAGGTCTAGCCTAAGAATCAATTCCGGATCTAGCGATGTTTTAAAAGCAGTATTCAAGTTCGATCCAAACACACTTTTAGTTTTTAAATCAGGATCTATCTATGCAGTCCGAAATTTATATGGTGATTTGGCCAGTAGTTTTTTGGATTTGGTTACGGACCAGTACGGACTTAAAGCAGCCAAAAGTTTGGCGGCGGCGGGAAAGGATCTTATCTTCCTGTCGGATCAACGAGGTGTTGTAAGTTTACAGCAAACTGAATCAGGTCAAACTCAAGGGGTAGACATTCCTTTGTCTGAACCAATCAACAACATTATTGAAAACATCAACTGGCCTTATGCTCACAAGGCAGTTGGTATTTACAACGATAATAAATATTACTTGGCAGTTCCGCTTAAAGGATTAAACGGTGACAACCCAACTGAAAACAATGCCGTCTTGGTTTATGATTTTATTAACGGTGCATGGGCTGGTGTTGATCACGGAGATTCAATTGGCAAGTTAACCGGATCCACTTGGACCGGAATCCGTGAATGGATCCTGAAAGACTACAGAGGGTCAAAGCGTTTGTTCTTTATAACCAGTGACGGAACACTTGGTCTGTATGACGATCCAATGTTCGGCGGGTACATGGATGACGTTATTAATTCCACAACCAACAAAGTTGACGACAAGACCATTACTACCGAATTAGTAACCAGAGGGTACAGTGGAAGTTTGCCTGACATGAAAAGGTTTCAGGCTATTTCTGTTGGAATGGAAACTTGGAATCCTAACTTTTCAATTTCAGTTATAGTTGATGGTGTTGAAGAAAATATAACTCTTGCAACTAACAAGAAATTTAGTCGCACCAAATACCAGACATTTGCGGATGCAGATTATGACCCTACAAATACAAACAACGATTTTCATAAAGCCAACCGTCAGGATTACAGTCTAGTGGTTAAAGATTCTAATTCTTTTAAGATTGGAAGCAACGGCTTCACGCCTAACTTAAAACAGAGTTGGATGGACCGTCACAGATTTTTAAAAGAAGGACGGTTCGCACAAGTAAAGATAACGACACAATCTGACAGCAGTGAGTATGGAGTTGTTGACGTTAAAGAGATAACAATTTTAGGAACACAAAGATCAAGAACGATAACATCTGAAGCAGTATGAGTTTAAATGTAACAGTAACGCCGGGTCACACATTCACTGACAGTGAAACAGTGACAACGGCAAAAATGAATGCGGCGGCAACACCGACAATTGGGGTAACTGGATCTATTGATTCCAGTGAAATAGCACCCAATGCGATTGATACAGCACAAATTAAAAACGGAGCGGTGATTGCTTCAAAGATGGGTGTTGCGGCTATCACGCCAACACTTATTGGAAACCCTACAATGGATCCTTCTTCATACAACAAGAAGGGTGTAATTTTAGCGAGTGGTGCAATCGACGGAGGGACAGCAGGACAGTTTGAAGAACTATGGGCTGGTCAGCCAAATAGTTTTTTAATCGGACATGCAACAGAACTTGACGGTACTTGGACCGGAGATTGGTCAGTGAGAAGCAAGACGTTGCATTCCAATTCTTCAGTTTACGTTTCACAACAAGAGACAAGTGCTAACACTTTTACGTTGTCAGTTAGAGATGACGCTATCACAAAAGCAATGCTTCAAGCTAGTTCAGTAGGTAACACTCAACTGGCAAATTATTCTGTAACGATTGACAAGATTGTTCCCGGTGGAGGAACAGCAGCATCAACTGGTAACCTTGGTATCGCTGAAACTGATTCTACATTTTGGGGAGGGATTATTGATTTTGATCCTGCTGACGCAACCACCTCTACAAAGTTTAATGGGACAGCAAAGGTGTTATCTCCTTCCGGAAAAAACCAAGTCTTATACGGGTCAGCAGAGGGGCAACGATTAAAGTTTGATCACCATCCTTGCATTCCTAGAGCTTGGTGTCATGTGGTTCAATCTGGTGGTACATACAGCCAAGATCCTCATTCTAATGGGCTTGGTTCTAATAATTTTACAATTATTGCCGGGTCTGGAATAGATAGGGTAAGCCTTACGAATCAAAAAGTATATACAATTAGATTTGAAACCGGAGTTGCTGTTCAAAACGATTCAATAAAAGCAGTAGGTTTTGGGCATGCAAATGCAACTACTACTTTTTTCCCTGCTGCTGGAAATTCTGCTACTGAAAATACTGATACTGTTGATGCTAATTTAGATGTCACGGTTACATTTTGGAATTATCCCGGCCCAACTATGGTTGACAAAAAGCAACCATTACGATTTACGATTTATTTCTATTAATGATTTCTGGAGGCCAAATTTCACAAGGAGCTATTACTGACGATAAGGTTGGTAAATACGCAAACATTAAACACTCTAAATTAGCGAAAGCTGAAGAGGGTGAGATCCTTGTTGCACAAGATGATGGAAGGTTGGAGGCAGTTCGTTTATCAGGTGACGCTACATTATCTAGAAGCGGAAAGATAACTGTTAAATTTGAAAATGATGATTCCGTTAAAAAGTCAGACTTCAAACAAAACAAAACTCTTGTAGGTGGAAGCACTAAACCTGAAGAGGTAGCAGTTGGAACCGGATCAAACGCAATTCCGAAACGTGATTCTTTAGGTAATCTTCAAGCAGAGAAAATAGAATTAGTAAACGAGTTACCTACACCTAGTGCTGGTAAGATTGCTTACGATGGTAAATTTAAAGTCGCTGAATCCTCAAGCTGGGACGAGGTAACGACAGCAAACAACACACAAACTTTAGATAATAAAAATATAAGCGGAGGATTGTTTACAACTTAACATGGCAAATTTAATACAAATAAAGAGGGCAAGCGATTTTGACACTTCAGAAGATCCGGGTGCAACTACACTAGCAGAGGGCGAATTAGCTTGGAACAACAAGGGCAAGAAATTGTGGATGGGTCGCAAGATTGCAACCACTGGAACTACTCATGAGCTTTATCGTGTTAATAAATCTGTATTAGGCACTAGTTCGCAAATCAACGTAACTGAAAATGCAAACGATTTTACAATTTCATTACCAACTACAACGACCCTTACGAATTTAACGATTAATGGTGATCTTCAAGTAGACGGTACTACCACTACTATAAATTCTACTACAATGACGGTGGATGATAAAGATTTGGTGTTAGGTAGTGTATCAAGTCCAAGTGACTCTACAGCAAATGGCGGGGGTATAATTTTAAAAGGTGCTAACGATAAAAAACTTACTTACTCATCAACAGGCGATAAGTGGGCTTTTAACAAAGCGTTAGACGTAGGGGGAAGTTTAGATGTAACTGGAAACATCGTTGTGTCTGGTACAGTTGACGGACGAGATGTTGCCGCTGATGGTACTAAGTTAGATGGGATTGCTAGTAGTGCAAATAACTTTGCAATGACTGTTAGCCATGATGCAGGAACTGCCGCTGCATTTGCTAGTGGAGATACTTTAAATATAACAGGGGGTTCTGGAATAACTGTTAACAGATCAGCTAGTAGTTACACTCTTGTAATAGATACATCTTCAGTATGCACTATAGATGCAACTCAGATTTTAACAAACAAGACAATAGACGGCGGCACATTCTAGTTAAATGTCTAACACCATAAAAATAAAACGACGAGTAGGCGGGTCAGGCTCGCTAGGTGCTTTAGAAGTCGGTGAACTTGGTGTTAACATTGATGACAACAATAAGCTTTATGTTGGTACTTCCGCTGGAAACAAACTAACTGCACTACCAACTTCTGGCGGCGAACTTAGTGGCACTTTAACATTTGCCGCTGGATCATCAGGGACTTTAGCTAAACGAACTGGGTATGATGATTTTATTGGATACAATGCTAGTTACGGTTCTTACATTGGAGGGGGTGCAGGAAATGCTGCTCGTTATTTAGCGGCTGGAGGTAGCTTTTATGACGGTAGTACTTGGCGTACTTTGTACCACACTGGAAATTTACCTCAATACCTCTCCCAATCTGGTGGCACACTTAGTGGCAACGTCTTGTTTGGTGACAGCGTAAAAGCCAACTTTGGTGACGCTACTACTCCAGACCTTCAAATTTTCCATGATGGTTCTAACTCGTACATAAAAGACAACGGGACAGGCTCTCTATTAATTGAGGTTGCTGGAACAGGGGATAGTGGATTTTACAAAGTTGGTGGTGAAAAATTAGCCACGTTTGAACCAGACGGGCCAGTTAAACTGTATCACAACAACGCTTTAAAATTTGAGACTACCTCCGCTGGTGTATCGGTCACTGGATCACTAACTGCAACTGCCGCCACAATCTCCAGCAACACAGCTTACCTCCTTGATCTATATAGACCGACAACAGGAGCGACTAACGCTTCGTTCCTTTCATT